TCATGCTGTAACCTCCTTTGCTTGCGTGACATGTTCGCTCTGAATCCCGGATAAGTCAACGCCATAATCGCTGATAATGTGCCGCTGTATCAGACTTTTTTGGATATCTTTCAGCGTAGTTTGGGTGTCCTTTGCGTATACCCCTGTGACGGTAATTGTGGCGTTTCCGACCCTCGTCGTTGTGGTAACCTGATCCATCAAAATGCTCCTCCTTCTGGGGAGCCTTGGCGGCTGTCCCGCAATACGGAGATTTAGGTAGCATTTTGAGGGGGTGCCCGCCAAAAACAAAAAAAGGCGGTCAGCCGAAGCCAACCGCCGAAGGAGATCATTCAGTTTTGCTGTACTGGCCGGATACCCAGCCGACCTGCCCGTTCACCACAATGGCATGCCAACCGTTTGTTGCCGTCGCCACCCACACGAAGGCTGCATCGTTCTTCGCAGCGGTGATGCGGCTGTACTGCGTGCCGTTGCCGGTGCGGATGTTGACCGTGCCGCTGACGCAGGAGATCGTGACCTGCTTGCCAGCGGATGTATCCTCGCTGTCCTCCGGCTCGGAGGGCTTCAGCGCCTCGTCCCGGTCGGCGGTTGCCGCCATCAGCGCGGCATGGGTCTCCGTGCCGTAGATGCCGTCCGCCTTGATGCCCGCCCTGCTCTGGAAGGTCTTCAGGGCGGAGAGCGTTTCTGCGCCAAAGCTGCCGTCCGCGCCGTACTTTGGCAGGGAGAAGTCCAGATGCAGGAGCAGTTCCTGCATGGTCTTGACGTCCGTGCCCTTCGCGCCCTTTTCCAGCGAACGGGAGCCGAGGGTGTACTCGGTCGCGGGCGTATCGGGCGTGTGCACGGGTGCGGTCTGGAGGACGTCGCCATAGTCGAGGAATGGCAGCGCGTACCAGTGCGTCCAAGGACGCTTGCTGACCTGCGTTTTGACGCAGCCGTAAGCAAAACCCTGCCATTCAACTGCCCAGCCGTTGCCGATGTAGTAGCCGACATGCCCGTCCTTGGTCAGTGCCAGCCCCGGCACCTCGGGCAGCGTGGCCATCGTGCCCCAGGCACAGCCCTTGCTCTTGGCATAGCTGAACATAGAGTTCGCGCCTTTGTCCGGGCAGCCGTGTGCGCCGTAGGTGCTGGGGATGGACTTGTCCGTGCCGATGGCATCCAGCATGGCCTGACCGCCGCCCGTCCAGGCGTAGCCCTTCGCGCCGCCGATGCAGTCGCAGACCACCTCCCTGTTGGCGATGTCCTGCTTGTAGCGATTGGTTCGGCTGGAGCCGTAGTGGGATGGGTACTGCTTCGCCTTGCGGGACAAGAGGCTGCTCGTGGCCTTGTAGCCGCAGGTGCCGTACCAATAGGGATGGCCTACCATCCGCAGACAGTAGGCCACAAAATGCTCGGCGGTAAAGGGCGTGTTGATTCGCTCTGTCATAAGTCCTCCTCAAAAGAAAGAGCGATGGTTATTCGCCATCGCCTGGGTTGGTTGTGTTGTCCTTATCGCTTCGGTTATGCAGCTGTGCGAGGATATCCTTGAGCTTCTCCGGGATGGGAAGCCCCAGATGGCCTGCATTCTCCAGTACGGAAACACCCTCATTGGACAGATAGAAGCAGATCACTGCGCTGCGCAGCGCCTGTCCAGTGCCGACCACATGCAGATCGACGATGTGCGCAACACCGACCAGCATCATGATGAGCACCTTCTTGCAGATGCCCTTGAAGCCCACCTCACTGGAGAGCTTCCTGTCGGCAATCGCGCACATCAGACCGGTGATGTAGTCGATCACCATGAAAATGATGAGCGCAGTCATCAGGCCGTCTACACCTCCTACGAAAAAGCCGAGATAGCCGCCGATGGCAGCCGCCGCCGTCTGAACCTTGGCCCAGACCAGATCAATCGAAAAGTTTCTCATCATAAAATCCTCCTGGTAGTTGATATAGCAAAAGCCGCCCCATAGGAAACGGCTGTATGCTTGGGTTACGTACCCTTTACGGCCCAGAGTGCGGGGACAGCGGGCGGCTCCCATCCGGACAGGGAGGTATGCGCCTGCTGGCAGATGAACACATCACCTGTGGCATCCGGGTAGGCTACTTCGTCACCAACGATGTAGTCCACGCCGGTTTGCCAGACACGCACCTCTTCCTCGTGGATGACCTCGACTTTCCTCCAGAGCGCCGGAGTGCAGTCAGGCAGCCAGTCGCTTTGTGTCGTGTGCGCCTGCAGGCATCGCCAGAGGGACGCATTGTAGGAGAACACATCGCCCACCTGAACGGAAAGCCCGGGTTTCCATGCGCGTCCATCCAAAACTGGCTGAATGGAAAGCAGTTCCTCATCGGTCAGCCGTCCATCTGCTACCGCCAGCCTAAGAAGAAGTCCCAGAGCATTCGGCAGGGCTTCTTCCGCGCTGACAGTGATGAAGGACTCAATCGGCAGCGCCTGCATGCGCAGTTCATCCGTGATGGCCTGTCCTTCGGAAACATCGACGGTATCCGGCAGGATCAGCACCTGATCTGAGGTGATCTCAGACATCTGAAACGAATCGCCCGAGAGGGAATACCTGGTCTCCGAGGTGCGTTTGGCAATAATAAAAGAAGCGCGGATGATGGTACGCACCCGCGCTTCGAGGGGAATACAGAGAATCATGCAGTCCTCCTTGATGTCTTGATTATTTGTATACGACCTGCAGATACGGTTTCAGATTGGAATCCGTGCCGCTCATGCGCATGTAGCAGCTGGAGTAGGTCGATGAACCGAAGTTGTAGGGCGACTCATAGAGACACAGGCCACCGTAGGTGCCATTGGCCAGTCCCTGCACCGCTGCAATCGGAACTGCGAAGGTCACCTGTGCATCACGACCGATGGTGCCGATTGCGCCGTAGTTGACGGAAATGCTCGGTGTGCCGCTGGCGCTGGTGTTTGAAATGGCGCAGAGATACAGAGTCTTTGCGCTGCCGGAGCCGCTGCCTGTCTTGCGGTGCAGCGTCAGGGTCGCGCTCTTGATCGTTTTGCCGGAGAGCGTGCTCTTCAGATTGCCGAACCACATGCAGCCATAGTTCCAGCTCAGACCGGACGAGTATCCGTAATCCGAATACACGCCCTGAATCACATCTACCGTATCTGTTCGCCAGCCGCCCCGGTAGGACTTGGTCAGCGTCGCGTACTGGATAGTAGTCGATTCCGGTGTCACCACAGAGATCGCTGTACCGGTATCCACCGTCACATTCGTTGCCACCAGCTGGCCGTTGTTGCCAGTGCCGCGGCTGCCCTGGGGAACGGTACCCGCTGCGATGATATATCCGCCATAGGAAACCATTGACCATGAGCAGGAGCCTTTCGTGTTGTGCATGAAAGCCGTACCCATGAACACTTCCAGACCCTGCAGGGCGTTGTACAGCCCGGTGTTGTAGACGTAGCAATGCGAAGTGCGGCAGTAAATCGAATCGTAGGTGGTGTTGTTGGCATCCAGCGTGCAGCCGTTGATCTCCACATGATGGTTGAGCAGCAGCGTAACCAGATAGGGGTTGCGGTTGCTGCCGTTCAGCGGGCGGCTTTCGCGCAGCGAGACGTTTTGAAAGTGAATGTGGGCTGAACACCCCTTCACGGAGATATAGCTGACCAGCGTGCAGGAGCTGTAGCCGTAGATGAGCAGCGTACCGGGGCCGGATACGCCCAGAATCAGCGTGCCGTTGGGTTCATAGATGCTGCCCGATGTGCTCGGCAGGAAGATGCTGACGTTGCTTCTCAGGTATCGGTTGTTGACCGCCTCCACCGCTTCCCCCAGGGAGCGGAAGTAGGTGTCGCTGGAACCAGAATAGCTGGGATTGACAAACAGGGTTTCCGGGCCATCATAGGCAGCGGCGACGGAGTTTGACACGACATTCTCAGCATACAGCTCCTTGAAGCCGACATTGCCGTTGGCGCTCATCTCCATGAGCACGTTTTCATTGTTGGAGGGGTCGAGCAGCTGAAGCAGGAAGTTCTCCGTCGTGATCGCCACGTTGTTGGGGCCGATGTAGATGCCGCTGGATTTGACCTCCTGCGCACCGGCGACGACCCATGCGCTGCCCGTGTACCGTTTGAGCAGGTTCGGACTGACAGACGTATCGAGCCACAGCATATTCGTATACAGCGTCGAAGGTGCAGAGCTGCCTCTGTAGACCTTTTCCGTATTGTACGTTGAAGTTGTCACCCGCATAGCGATGTTGTTGGCGTTCTGCGTGATGTTGCTTTCAGCGGTGGTCATGCGGTTTGCCAGCCCATAGATGTCCTCCGGGGCGACGCTCCAATCTGTCCATGTGTCGAGCACTTCCAGCTTGACGTTCCGATATTGAACGGTGCCCGTTGTGCCGTTGGCGCTGCCGGTTCCCAGAGAAAAGTATGCAAGACCAATCGGACTGTAGGAAGACAGGTTGAGCGGACCGTACTTCATTCTGACCCAGTCATCATCTGTGGCAGAGAAGGAAGAATCCGTGCTGCGCAGATACCAGCCTCGACCGGTCGTGTAAACCGTGCTCCCATCCGAACCGATGTATTTGTAATACACCCAGATGCCGCCATAGATGTTGCCGGATGAGGTGGCAGACGCATCGACGTTGGTTCGCTTGATGTCAAAGGAAATCAGGATCCGGGCACCATTGTTGCTATGCGCATACAGGTCATTGGAAACAGAGAGGTTCCAGCCGGTGTAGCTGCTCGTGCTGCCGTCCGCATACCGATACCTGTTGTTCACAAAGGTATGCACATTCCCAGAGTTCAGGCAGTAATTGCGGCCATTGTACTTTTCGTAGGCATAGTACGCTGCTGAAGTGACGGATGCGGCGATGCCTTCGGGCGTGATCTTCTGCTCAGCCTGAGAAAGACGATCTCCCAGCGAGGACACCGTGCTGCTGTCCGCCTTGAGCGCAATGGCGCTGTTCGTCTGCTCAATCTTGGTGTCCATTTCGGTCTTGGTGTAGTAGGCCGAGAGATCGACATTTGCGCCGCATGCCACCCATGCAGAGCCGTTCCAGCGTTTCAGCTGATGCGGCGTCGATGACGTGTCCAGCCAGAGCATGTCTGTCACGGGCGAAGCAGGCGCGGTACTCCTGATGACCACGTCAGCTTCATCCCGGATGGTCATCTGCGCTCTTGCCAGCATATCAGGTCACCTCACAGATAAAGGTGGTCTTCACATTCACATCATCTCCGTCAATGGCGATGCTCTTTCCGGTGGCAAACACGCCGCCGCTGTCCATCGCATTGCCGTCCTTATCACGGCGGTACCACTTGTAGGTATGCGCCGAGCCGTCCGTATCCACTTCCTGCCCGTTCTGAAACAGGCGGCAGAGCAGCGTGCTGGATCCGACCGAGTTCTTGAACACGTCGCCGCCGGAGCTTTCGATGCTGGCCTGATAGTTATCCGTCTTGTCCGTCAGGGAAATGGTGTCCGTGTAGGTCTTGCCCCCGTAGGTCATGACGCACTGGAAGGAAGCCACGCCGTCCACCGTGCTGCCCTCAACCGAGAGCGAGGAACCCGTCTGCCCGGAGATCGTCTGCCATGCGCCGGAGACATACTTCTTCCAGACGTAGGTCGCGCCGGAGGTGATCGCCGATGTGCCCTTGTACGCCGCCGTCTGAATGGTCAGCGTGCCGCTGCCGTTGATGAACACCGTTCCGCTGGGCGCATAGAGCGAGAATACAACGGCATCCGCACCGGCAGCGCCGGTAGCCCCGGTGTTAACCTTGCTCCATGCGATTCGCAGCGTCGTGCTCACCGGCGCGGTGATCGGCACAAGCAGTTCACCCTGCTGCTGGCCAGCACCGCCCAGCGTTGCATTGGCGGCAACGGCGATGCTCAGCGGAATCTCATTGCTGCTGGCTGAACCCTTGGTGACGGTCATGCCCGTGGGCATCCCGGAGACTGTGCCCACGGTCGGCGTCACCTTGGTCGTCCCCCTGTAGGCCACGACATTGCAGGTCTTGGTCACCGCTGCGACCTGACCCGAAGCGTTCCCTGCGAAGGTCATATTCTCATTCGTCAGGAATACCGAGTACGCCGCAGAACCCGTGGAGCCGGTCGCGCCGTCGCGCACCTTGTAGATGGAGATCACATCGAACACGGCGCTGTTGCTGGTCACCACACGGAGCGTTGCGCCATCCCCGACGAATACGGCATGGGTGGGCTTGACGATCAGCGTCGTCGAGGTAATGGAGGCATTGTCCGATGTGGTCGGATAGTCCTGCCAAGTGCCGGATGAATCCTTGTACTGCCACTTCGACATGGACACGTTTGCCACATTCGCTGTCAGCTCAATCTGAGCCGGGGTAACGGTGCTGCTGGCATCGTACTTGAACAGCTGCTCACCGGCGATCCACACGCTTTCAGCATTCAGGGCAGTCTGAATCTGGCTGAACGTGATGTCCGCCACCACATTGATCGTCAGGCCGTTGTCCGGATCGACATAGGTGACATAGCACAGATAGGTCAGCAGACCGGAAGCCACGCCGTTCAGCTTATTCGACGAAACCGTCAGCACGCCGCCGGACACTGATTCGCCGGAAGCAAGCGCCGCCTCACCGCCGGAGCCTTCCTTGCGCTTCCACGTGATGGTCAGCCCCGTGGCATTCAGCGCCAGCGCGGTTTGATTGGCGAAGATCACCGGGGTCAGGATGAGCTTGGGCGTTCCCGACCAGTCCGGATTGATGCTGCCGCCCGGATTGGGGTCTTTGATCTGCGTCTTGGGGAGATTGGACGTGATATAGCAAGAGAGGCTCTTGCCGTCCGTCAGGTCAACGATACTGATTTGTCCCGTTGCGATAATTGCCATATGCGTCCTCCTATTCAGTCAGTTCACAGCGGAAGGATGCCTGACGCAGCACATCCGCCGTCGTTACCAAAATGCTTTTGAAGCCCTGATGGGCGCTATCCCACACGGCGTCTGCCGTAGCGTCCTCGCTCTCGCGTGTCCACTTGAAGCGCTCTGCTGTGATGGAATCCGTCACCTCCGTATTGCCATGCCAGACATGGGCCGTCAGCGTAGTGTTTCGCTTGTTCTCGCTCAGGAACACGGTTTCAGCCAGAATCTCAAGCCGGTAACCCAGCAGAGCATCCATGTCATCATAGATCTTCTGCTGGGCCTGCATATAGGTTTCTGAGCCGGTTACCGTCGATACGATGGCGTCTGCGGTGATCTTCAGCTCCGCATTGCTGACTCTTTCCTCCAGCGCATCCAGCGCGGACTGCTCTGCTTTGCCCGCCACCATGAGCTTCAGGTAGGTGTTGCCCGTGATGTCCATGGCATTGAGCGCAGTCAGCGTCGCTTCCCGGGCAAAGAGGGTATCCACGTCGAGGTTAGCGGCGATCAGGCTGCGGATGATGGCATTGTTGGCGAAGATGTCGTTCACATTGAGCGTCGCGGCGGTAATCGTCCCTTCGATGATCTTCTCCCCGGCATTGATCGAGACATCCGCCACATCGTCATTACCGATCTGCTTGAGCGTGCTCACGACGTTGCCGGAGTCATCCACGGACACAGCATAGAAGTGACCGTCTGCGCCCTTGACCACCAGTTCGCCGACCGTAAGGCTGACGAGGTTGGCTTCGGTGACAGCCAGCTTGGCGATATACAGTTCCCCGCCAATGCCCTGCGTGATGATCGCCGTATCGGTCGCAAGGTCTTTGATGTGCGCCCAGTCGATGTCGGCAGTCTCGATGTTTGCCTTGATCAGGGAAGCGACAGCGGCGGTCAATGTTGTGATAGCAGCCCAGTCAATCTGGGCTTCGTTGATGTTCGCCGTCGTGATCTGCGCCTTGGAGATCGTAGCAATCTGCGCGGCCAGATTCTTGATCTGCACCCAGTCGATATGGGCATTGACGATATTCGCCGTGGTCAGCTGGGCGGTGGCGATCATGGCAATGGAGGTATAGAGTTCATCTGCCGTGATGCTCCCCGCCGCCAGCTCTTTGATTTTGGCGGTCACCGCTGTGAGCGCATTGACGTTCAGCACGTCGATGAGCGCTTCGGCAATGTGCGCACGGGTGATGCTGGCGTCCTGAATGTGCGCGGAACCGATGGCAGCGTTACGAATCTGCAGGCTGCCCACCGATCCGGACTGCAGCTGCCCGGTGCCCACGGAGTTGAGCGCGAGCTTTGCGCCGGTGATGCTGCCGCTGGCGAGCTGGCGGGCAGAGACCATGCTTCCTTCCAGCGTATCGGCCACCGTGCCCAACGTGACAGAGGTGTACCTGCGCGTCATGCAGTCGTAGGTATACTGCGTCATGCGCATGGACACTTCCACACCAATGCGCCGGGCGATGACGCGCACGCTGTCGCCGAGGAAGATGTTGGAAAGCGCTGCATACTGGCGGTATTCCTCGGAATCTGCGCAGTTCACGAAATCCACCTTGAGGGTAACGGTAGGCAGGTCGCAGCCCTTGTCGTACTCAGCCTGTGCTGCTTGCCGCATAAGCGCGAAGCATTCCTCTCTGCTTCTGGGTTCATCGCCGTCCGTGACCTCTCTGGCTTCGGACACTGACAGGTGAATCCACTTCGGATGCACATAAGCGCCGATATTCGGGCTGTCGATATAGAGCTCCGGCAGATAGAGAATGTTGCCGTCCGCGTCCTGACCGGTGGGCATGATGCGCGTGACCACATCCGTCTCGTCCACGTCGTAGGAGATGCCAGTCAGGTTCTTGCGTTCCCGGATCTGCACATCAGAATCATGGCCCACGCGCTGAACAAGAAACACGTCAAACCAGTCGCGTACCAGTTCTGCTGCATACTTCTCGACCAGGCCACCTTCGCCGAGCATGGCTTCCACGGGGTTTTTGTTCTCCCACGCCACATCTTCCGCGGAGGAAGTGAGGTCGGAATAAAAGGTAAAACCATGGGCAGACAGGCAGGATGCAGAAAGGCTTTGCACGACAGAAGCCCCCACCGCATCGGGCGAGGGCTTCAGGAATTGGATCATATTGTCGAGCAGGTCATAGAACACATGGCGCGCGTAGACCGTCACCTTATCCAGTTCCGGCACCACGCGATAAATGCGAAAAGGTTGGTCGCGCAGCTGCCGGGACTGAATGGTCTGGTTATGGAATCCGACGTTGGATTGGTTTGAGCCGGTATCCGTTCTGACGTAGGTCAGATATTCGGAGGACATATAGCCGTGCTTGCCATCCGGGCAGGTGACTTCATACCAGCCGGAGTACGACTTGTCCAGCACGATGATCTCGGTTTCCTTTGCGTACTTGCTGAGAACCCGATAATCCGTACCCGGGCCGGAGCGCAGGCGCAGCGGATCGCGCTGTGTGGATACCTTATAGATCAGGATATCGTAGACTGTGGTCTGGTATTGTTGGGTGACAAGCCCCACCTGCGGGGTCATGGCCGCAGGCACCGGTGCTCGTAGAATACATCCTTCAGTGAGGCGTGTCCATTTGCCATCTACATCGATGGGATGAGTAAGCGCCAGTTCCCACTCTCCGTTCAGGGTTTCCGTAACGGTGCAGGACTGAGGAAGGACAATGCCCAGACCGTTATTGGAAAAGTCCTTGCAGTCTGCCGGATAGACGCAAATCACATGGGTTCACCTCCTCGAAGCAAGGGCATTACAAGAATCGCCAGTTCGGCTGGATCTCAACCTTTGACACGTTGCCTGACCAGCTGACTGCATTCTTTCCCGGCAGCAGCAATGGAAAATCGCCGTTCATGCAGTTGTTCATGGATGTCGCTCCAACATAAGCCTCCATGAGCGGTGTGTCCAGCGTGATCTTCTCCGCAATCTCCAGTTCCGTGATCGTCATGCCTACCATGAGCGTGATTTCTCCGGAGCCATATACAGTAATTAGCGGCTCCGAGGCCACGTTGCCGGGATTGGTAATAAAGGTGCCGGAGGTCGTCAGTGTGATTGGCTCCACATCGGACAAGTACCAGAAGGGCTTGCATCGGAAGTTGATGGCAAATGAGCGATGTGGATTTCCCCGCAGGATCTTCTCAAAGGGAATCTGGTTGACCACGCGGGCATGATAAAAGCCACCTTGCCGATTGGCAAAGGTGACTGTGCCGCTGCCGCGGAGCCACGCAGCGATCTCCGGGATTCGGGAAGGATCGTCAATCAGGCAGGTTGCTGTGAGCACCATATCATCGTAGACATCGTCGCCTTCCATCTGAGTCAGGGAACCGCTTCTGCCGGGCACATCGGTGAAGGTAACCCTCTCAGACGGGATAGTCACAGGCGGTTGTTCCAGTACGTGAATGCCGTATTGCGTGCAGCGCACACCATTCCACTCAAACCAGTCCATCATGCAAATCTCAATCCTTTCCCGCGCTGCTGTCGGCGCGTCAGCGTTGCGATCTCCACAGCCAGAGAGCGGATGTCCTGCTCATCGCGCACAACCATCTGCTGTACCTGAATGGTGGAAGTCACGCTGTTGTCGTAAGAGCGTCGGTTGTCGTTGCTGGTAGTGATGATGCTGCCTTCTCTTGCTTCGCCGGTCAGATACCGGGCAGCATTGCGGATGATCTTCGCCTGCGCCTTGCTCTCCTTCAGCACACCTTTGCCGAGACCGCGCATGGTCATCACGCCAACCTCATCCTCGAATACACGGGAGGGCGACTTGATCTTCAGCTCGCTCTTTGCTGCATTCACGGCAGAACGCGCAGCGGAGCGCATCGCGGAGATGACACCGGACTGCCCGGCAAGAATACCAGCCCGCAGACCAGCCATGGCGTTGAGCCCCGCAGACCGCAGGGTGCTGCTGGTCAGATTGGCATTCACCGCTGTGCGCACGCTGGAGGCCACGGTGCTTCCCATACTGTTCATGCTGTAGCTGGTCATGGCATCTGCCAAACCCTGCGCAGCATTGGTGCCAAAGGAAGCCAGGGCATCCTGCGGCAGTGCGCTGGTCATGGCTGTTTCAATCGCTGTGGCTACCGACTCCATATCAGTAGTGAAGTCAAAGCTGCTCATGCCTTGGCCTACACCGGCGGCGACATTCTCACCAACGGGCTTCACGCGCTCCGAGGGAGAGTGAATCTGCAGCGCGGCATTCAGCGCAGCCTCCAGATTGGCGGCGACCGTCTCCGCATCGCTGTCCCATCCGGCAGCCGTCATGCCTTCGCCCACACCTTCGAGGATGTGTGTACCGGTATCCGTCGTGTCAAGTCCCTGCAGGAAGGTCAGAATCTCCTGAAGGTTCTTGACATCCTCCTCGGAAACCTGCTTGCCCTGCTTCACGGCGGAGACGATCTCGCCAACATAGGTGGACAGTTCAGCCACGCGCTCCGGGCCGAAATCATTGAGCATACTCTGATTGAGTACACCCTGATCCACGCTTTCGCCGCGAATACTGGCCCAAAATCGCTCCCAGCCGCTGTAATCCAGCGACTGCGTATAGGAGTTGATGCGGGACACAGCCGAGCCGATCAGATCCATGGTGGTTGTGGGGATCATGCCCGTCATGATGCCGAGGGTGGTTGTTCCGAACTGGTCAACCTCGTCAATGAGCGGAGACAGCGCATCAATGGCTTCCTGTGTGCCGGTGATCTTCGGCGCAATCAGCACATGCAGCGTCCCGTCCGCATCGAGTACAGCCACCTTGTCCGCAGTCAGCAGCTCAGTGGGCACGGCTTCCACAGGGATTTCCTGTCCATCCTGCCAGAACTTCGTCTGCGGATCAAGCAGCGCATCGGAGGGATTCTGATAGATTTCGCCGAGCTTCACGATGCCCTGCACTTCCACAGGGTTTTCCTTGATGAATTTCCGGTAGGCCATCAGATCGTAACCATAGATGCCCACCGTCATGGTTAGCTTGGGCTTGATGGCGTTGGTGTCGTCGTACTTGGTGATGTAGGCAATGAAGTTCTGAAGCAGCGTGCTCTTGTCCACGCCGGTCGCTTCTGCATAGGCCGTTACAATGGCTTCGATCTGATCCGGCGACAGGGCAGAAATATCTACGTTCTCCGCTTCGAGGTATTTCGCCACCATGGCGGTGATGTCATCCGGGGTGAGCGAGGTGGTCAGCGCGCCGCCTGTGATCTCCTGATAGGCCATTACAAACGCCGTGATCCCATCCGGAGTAAGGCCTGTGGTGTCCACCTTGTTCTCTTCCAGATACTTGGAGATGTACGCGGTGATCTCGCTAGGCTTGAGTGTGGTCACATCCGTACCGGAGGCCAGCTCCTTGTAGGCGCTGACCATAGCGGTGATGTTTTCCGGGGTCAGGCCGGAAACGTCTGCACCATTCGTCACCTCTGCGTAGGTGCTGACGTAGGCGATCAGACCCTCCGGGGTCAGCTCGGCCTTGTCCGCGCCTTCCGGGATTTCAGTATACTTGGCGATGAAGGCATCCACCTGCGGCTGCAGCTTTTCGACATTCTCCGCTTCGGAGTACGCCGCGATCACGGCATCCGTTGTAATGGCTCCGGGGTTCTCGGCAAATTCAGCCCAGCGCTCCTGCGCACCGGTCATGTCCAGATCGGTGGCGATGGTCAACACTTCCTCCGGCAGCGCATCACCAAACATGGCGGTCAGGTCGGGAAGCTCAATCTCCCGATTGTTCAGGAAAGCCTGAATGGACGCAATCTGCTCCAGCGCCGTGGAGAAGTCGATCTCCGGGAACATCGCCTGTACCTCGGCTTCAGACATTCCGCTGTCCAGCAGCGACTGAATCTGCGTCAGAATGGCGATGTACTCGGTCATCGCACCTTCGTCCATGGCGGCGGCAATGGCGTTCAGATCCTCGAGCAGCGCAGGCTTCTCCGCCTCATTGGCAGCGCTGTATTCGCGCAGCTTCTGCGTGAGCAGATCCACGTCGGAAGCTGCCTGCTGGATGTCCGCCTGTTCCCAGACGGGCATTACAATGTCTGCCAGCAGCGCGGCATATTCCTGTGCAGCCGCGCGCCGATTCTCGTTGTACCGGGCATTGAGCGCGTCCATCGCAGCCTGACGCTCGGCGCTGTCCTCAATCAGCTGGATGAGCGCGTACTCTTTGTCGTACTGCGCGTCGATCTCGCTGTTCATGGCTGCCAAGCCCTGTGCGGCTGCAACGACGGCGTTTTCATAGACCGTCACATCGGCATCCTGCTTGCCGCGGGCCTGTGCGCGGGCAACCTCTGCCTCCAGTTTTTGCCGAATGGTGTCGAAACCATCTGCATCTGCCGGGGAGAGGCGGTATTTCACCTCAATGGCCTCGCGTGTGTCGATGAGCTCCTGAAGCCGGATCTTATCCTTTTCGGAGAAGTATCCGTTCTGGCGCTTCTTCAGCAGCCGGGCGATTTCTGCGTCCATCGCATCCAGCGTAGCGATGTCATCGGACAGCCCGCGAGAGACAGACGTGTACCCACCCTCGTCGGCAGTTTCCTTGAGCTGCATCAGCTCCGTTCGCGTGGATTCCGTCAGGGCTTTGAAGGAATCCGTCCATTCGGACATGATCTCATCGGATTCCTTCTTGCCGTCCGTCCATACGGTAATCAGGCCATTCAGCCAATCCTGTGCGGTCTGCTTGTCCCGGACGAAGTCAGACTTGCTCATGCCAAAGAAAGACAGGCCGTCGCTCTTGCCATAGAAGGTTTCCGCGGCAGTCGACTTCCACTTGTCAGCGGTTTCCTGCATACCCTTGAGGGCTTCCCGGGCCTGCTTGGCACCGGAAACGTAGTCCGCAATGGCGACGGTCGCCGTAATTGTTGCGGCAGCCACAGCCAGCCACACGGCAGGCGAACTGCTCAGGACGGTCATGAAGCCCTTGATGCCGCCACCAGCCTTGCCGACTGCGGTGGCAAACTTGCCGATGCCGGTCGAAAGAGTGCCGACACCCTTGGCGATCTTGCCGAGCGTCAGCAGCACCGGCCCGGCAGCAGCGGCCATCTCGGCGTATTGGAGAATCTGTTTGCGCTGCGCAGCATCCAGCTTGAGGAAGCTGTCCAGCATATCGTCTGCGCCCTTGATGAGGTTTTGGATGGTGGGATTGAGATCATCGCCCAGCTGCTGCCCAAAGAGGACAGCCTTGTTCTTCAGGTTGATGAGCTTGCTCTCGGTGGTGGCGTAGCGCTTGTTCGCCTCGGTGGTCAAGGCAGTGTTCTCCTCCCACGCGCGGTTGGCTGTTTTCTGTGCCCGGCTGAACAGCTCGGTGGCATTGGTCGCGCGCAGCATCGTATCGCGCAGACGCACCTCCTTGATGCCGATTTCGTCCAGCACAGCGATGGCACTTTCGCCTTCCTCATCCATTTTGGAAAGGCCCACGATAAATGCCTGAAATGCTGCAGCGGGATCGCTGTCAAACAGCGTCTTGAACTGCGAACTGGTCATGCCGCAGACAGTAGCGAAATCCTTGAGGGCATCCCCGCCGGTGGCAGAGGCGACCTCCATCTTGATGAGCGCCTTGGAAAACGCAGAGCCGCCCATCTGTGCCTCAATGCCCACAGAGGACAGCGCCGTGGCAAAGCCCAGCACCTGTGCTTCCGTCAGACCGACCTGCTTGCCCGCGCCAGCGAGACGCTGCGCCATCTCCATGATGGGCTTCTCGGTCGTGGCGAAGTTGTTGCCCAGATCGACGATGGTCGAGCCGATGTTCTGGAACAGGCTCTGGTTCGTGCCCATGACGTTGGCAAACTTGGCGATGGAGGTCGCGGCTTCGTCTGCATTCAAGTCCTCGCAGCTGTTGCCCAGATCGACCATGACACGGGTGAACTCCGTCAGGTGCTCATTGGCAATGCCCAGCTGACCGCCGGTGGCCATGACACTATTGATCTCGCTGGTGGATGCAGCGATCTCGGTGGACATCTGTTTGGAGGATGCTGCCAGCGAATCAAACTCCGCTTCGGTGGCGTCTACCGTCTTGCGTACACCAGCGAAGGAGGACTCGAAGTCCAACGAAGCCTTGACCGCTGCCGTCCCCAGCGTGAGGATGGGTGTGGTCATGACCGTAGTGAGCGTTCTGCCCGCCGTGGTCATCTTCTTGCTTACGGTATCACAGGTTTTCCCAAAGCTCTCCAGCGATTTGCCCGCCGCCGTCCATGCGGACTTGGCAGTTGAAAGCTGGCGATTGGTCTCCTCGATCTCCGAGCGGGTGGCCTTGACGGCGGCCTTTGCCCGGTTCAGCGCAGCCTCTGCGTCAAGGACGGCGTCGGAGGCCTGCTGGATCTTCTCAGGGGCATGAGCCTGCTGTGCGGCCTGCAGCTGCTCCCGTGCGCCGCGCAGAGCGTTCTCATACTCCGTAATGGATTTCTCTTGGATGTTCAGCTTTTCACGCAGCAGCGTCAGCTTGGCGGACAGGCCCGCTACACTGGTGTCCATGTCCTTGATGCCCGCTGTAGCCAGCTTGAACCGGCTCTCGGCAAGACCAATCTCCTTGCCGAAAGTCGCAATCGCAACTCGGCTGGCATCGATGGATTTCCCTGCTGCATCCCAGTTGGTCTGCGCCAACCGAAGGGACTGATTGCACCGGCTGATCTCAGCTTCCGTCTGCTTCACACCGGCACGGGCCATATTGAGATTCGTGTTGGCCTGCGACACTGCATCCGCAGCGTTTTGCGTGGTCTTCTTGAGCGCCTCGTTCTGCCCGGAGAGCTTCTTGACTTCCTGAACAGAGGCGCGATACTCACCCTTGAGCGCATCCAGATTGGCCTTCGCCGCGATGGTCGCCGAGTCCGAATCGCCCAGCGTCGCAGAGAAGGTGCGCACCTGCTGAGCAGCTGCCGCAACCTGTTCCTTGAGCGCCTGCTGCGCTGCCTTGGCATTTTCCAGCCGCTGCGCATAGTCGTTCTGGCGGTTGTAGCATTCCGACAGCTTGTTGTTGGCGGCTTCCAGCGCCCGCTGGTACTGATTGACGGCGTCCTTTTGCAGAGACAGGCGGCGTTCCAGCGTGGAAAGCTGGGTGGCAAGGCCCGTGGCCGTGCGCTCGAAGCCCTCCACACCGGCAGCCGCCAGCTTGAACTGGGATTCGGCTTCAGCGATCTGCTTGCTGACAGACTTGATGTTCCGGGTGAAGTTGTCCGTCTGCAGGGACAGCGACACCACAAGGTCGCGGAGGGTTTCACTCATCGAGATTCACCTGCCTTTGTAAAAAGAAAAACCGTGCGCACCGGCATCACGGTTTCAGGTTGGGCCACACCTCATCGATGTAGCGTGGTACGGGTTCCTGTCGGGCCTGATCCTGTCTGGCTTTCCAGGAGCGGATGCGCAGAAAGCCGAGCATGTCCATCTCGTCAATCTCCCGCATTCGCCAGCCGCTCTCCAGCAGAGAGTTGTATGTGGAATAGATGAAATCCGGCAGCGTCAGGACTGAGGAATCTCCTCGGGCTCCGGGGTCGCCTCCGTCCTCGCTGCCTTCGTAGGGAACTCGTTAAGAATCTCCGTGGTCTGCGTCTGGACTGCCATGAGCGCCAGCGCAATGTCGTGCATCAGGCGATCCACCGGGTAGTAATCCAGCACATCGTCCGGGGTGAACTGGTTCCCGAACAGGATGCAGAACCAGCGGATCATCACGTCCATCGCATCGGCAATGGACAGCTCTCCAGCATCCGCAGGCTTTTCACCCTTGAGCGCAGCATTGGAAAGAGCCACAATGCGCCCATACATTTTGGCAGCGGGCTCCATCTCCCGCAGCGCCCTGCCGGAGACGAAGTCGATGGTGTATTTCTGATTGTTCAGAGTACAGCTGATCATCGTCATGCTCCTTTCACAGCACCTGATCGTCAGGGATGCCAAGGTTCCTTCGCAGCGCGTCGCGGCGGGCAAGCTGTGCCTCAAAGCGCTCTTTGCCCATTCCGTAATACGGATCAGGCTTCTCCAGTGCTTTCAGCACGGCGATATCCGCATCACAGTTGCCGACAGGGAGATTCTCCGGGTTCTCGGCATAACCGCGCAGCAGGCTGCCTGCGATAGCAGAGAATCGCGCTGCACTGGTGCTCACCTCATGATCCACCAGCGCAAACATGCCATCCTCCAGTTCAAAAACCGTTCCGTGTCCGAGCCACGCGCCCACAATGCGCTTAAAATTCATGCAGATTCCCTCCTTTGACCTGATAGACCTTTACGCCTTTGCGCTTGAGCTTTCCGAGAATAGCATCAAAGTTTCCGGGCAGTGTATCGCTGAAGGTGACGCTCTCCACGTCATTGATGCTCAGGTGTCCATGGTACTGCAGCTCAAAATAGCTGCCCCAGTTGACCGTCGCAACCCACTTGTCCGGATCATGGATGTACTGTTCGCTGCGTCTCATCTTCGCAGCTGTGGTGTTGTCCAGATCGTTCAGCCCCGCGATGCTTGCTCGCTTCAGGCTTCCGGCAATCGCGTCGGATGTGCCGCTCCAGACGTTCAGCGTATCATCCGTCTTGAAGGTGGTGCGGTCGATCACAGCATCCCGCTTGAAGCGGAAGACCACATCACCATACCATCCCGCACTGGCCCGCATAGCAGCGACCTTGTCCCGCGGGGCAAGGTATCCGTACTTTTCAAAGGTGTCCGGGGATGTTTTCCTGACGCTGTCATAGGGATGCCCGAAATAAGCGGCAGACAGACGTGCCCGGGTATCCGGCGCATTCGCACCCTGCGATGTGCCGGTCTCCATCTGGTTTTTGAAGTGCGTATCGATGATGGCCTCCACATACTCACGTCTCACACGCATGGCCAGATCATTTTCGCTGATGATCTTTTCCAGCTGACCGTGCATATACGCCAGATCGCTGGCGCTGAGATGATACCTGCGCGTGACATCCTGTATGTACTTGGCCTCCTTGCCCGCAAAGAACTGCAGCGACAGCGGCATGGATGGGTCTCTGGCACCGCCTCCAGACCGGTGGCTGCTTCCTCCTCGTCCTCCCATGGGTCACCTCTTCTGTGCATGTGCCAGCCCAGCATGGTAAGCGTTGTGATGCTCAATGCAGCCGGTGCATCCTGTGGGCACATCGCCAAAGAAGATGACCTTCTCCGGCAGCAGGCGGCGCATCATCTCCTCGTAGCCATCCAGAAACAGCGTTCGTGCCAGCGGATTCTTCTGCGTACCGACAGAGGATACGGCTACTGTGCCGCCAACCGGCTCGCCATCAAAACACCATGCATAACTGTCATGGTCGCTCCAGCAGATGGAGGGGATGACTGTCATCCCCAGGCTCTGCCAGTACGCGCCCAGCTGATGCTTGCGCCAGTGGTTGTAGATCTGAACCGCCACGGGATAATCCGTGAACATGGAAAAGTCCGGGGTCATCACAGCCTGATAGCCGGAGAGCAGTTGCGCGTAGCGGCACGGGTCGTTCCATGCACGCTGGAACAGATAATCGTCGATAAAGAAATGCACCCCGTGTGCTTCCCGCTGCCGGTCAGACATGACACAGTTGAAGGGAATCCACGGAATGCGGTCATTCAGATGAGCGGGCACCAGCCTCGGGATGCCCAAGGGGCCGTCCAGCGGGAAAAGGCCCAGTTCCAGATTGTGCCCGTTGCGTTTCAGGGCTTCAAGCGCCACATGTCTCACCTCGCAAAGGGAAAGGGCACCCAACTGTCAACGTAGAAAGCTGGGTGCCCTGATGGTCAGGTGCCGGTCGGCGTGAAGCTCGGCTCATAGACGGAGGACAGGAAGGTAGCAGCCTTCTCGGCAGTAAAGCCGTTCTGGCCCTCGTCCGCGACCGCCTGATAGCGGCCATCGTGCGTGCGCTTGATGGCCGTCCACTCGACCTCGCCCGTCTGGCGGGTTACGGTCTTGCCCTCCTTAGTGGCGTAGTTCTCAGTGACAGGCTTAGCCCGAACCTTGTACAGCCACACATAGCGATAGGTCTTGTCGGACTTTTCGCTGCGGAAGCCGACCGCGTAGTAGGGCGGCTTGTCCTGCGCGGTGCGGACGAGCACGCCGTTGTCGTCGATCTTGTTGCCGAAGATCTTCTCCTGAATGATCAGGGGAATGTCGGCCATCTTGGTCTTGAACGACAGCTCCGGATCGGGATAGAGCACATCGCCCTCGATGTCATCGTAATACTGTACATCCGGATCAGCGTTGTCCGGCGTGATGCTCGCCTCGATGGCACCGGCGAGCTTCTGCAGATCACCATAGGTCAGCGTCGCCTCGGTATCCTCCGTCAGCTCCGCGATGACCACGTCCTTGAGGCCCACGGTAGAGGCTACCTTGGGCGAAGCAGCGACAGTTCCTGCCATTTGATTTTCCTCCTCTTACAATTGGTCGATGGCGTCCCGCAGCCCGTCCCGGATGATCTCATAGGCTTCATCCTGACGGGTATCGTAGGCGGGACGGATAAAGGGGTGTGCCGGAGCGGGCGCTGGGCCGCCATGGCCGTACTCGACCGGCGTGGCGTAATAAGCGCCCTCCTCCTTGCGATGAACGCCAATGGTGATGCTTCTCCCGCTGGCACGGCGCTTGCGCACCTTGCCGATTTGGATGGAACGGTTCAGCACACCGGTGATGATTTTGGGGTCTTTGGAGGCATTGGCCTTCATCTGCTCATGGATGGGCACGGCTGCAGCCTCCAGTATCCTTTTGGCTACCGGAGCACCTGCACCGTCCGCGTCCATTTTGCTGGCCATCCCGGCAATGTCGGTCATGAGATCGCCAAAGCCGTTCACGTCAAGGGGCATCCGGCAGCGCCTCCTCATACAGGCACCACGTCCATTGAACCGTGTACTGGTGCGTTGCTGTGTCATAGGCGGGCTGGTTGTAGCCCTTATCGGATTCCTCCACCATGACAAAACCCGCAGCGTACATGGCACTGCGGATTCGATTTGCAGCTTCGGTTGGATCAATGTCGCTCCAAAGATTCAGATAGACATAAGTGCGAAAGGACTGCACATGATCATCCTGATGTGCGTCCTCAGTCATCGTGCTCGAGTACACAACATACTGCACGGGCGGATTCTGATTGGGCGATGTTGCCCGCCATACGCCTGCCATGGTGGGAATGCCGATATGCTGCAACGCATCCTGAACCTGCTTCATCCGCTCACCCCTTCGGAGAGCGATGCTTTCAGGCCCAAATAGTCGCGCCGGAAGCCGTACTCGCCCAGCGTGGAGATGAACCACTTCTTCCCGCGAAATTTCACCCACATGCCCGGAACCACATCGGCTCGGTATCGAATGGTGAAGTTGATCACGGCTTCCGTGTTCATGACGTCCGCGCTGCGGTAGTGCTGGTTTCCTGCATCCGTTGCGTCCGCCCACACCCGGCACAGCACGATGTCCTCGGCGTCTGGATAGCCGTTTTCATTGACCGTGCTCTGGGTATAGCCGATTTCGATGCGATGCCGGAGGTTTCCGGGGTGTGGTGAACCGTCGAAGTTCTTGTAGCCACGCAAGAATCATCACCGCCTTAGAACATCTTGTCGACTGCGCGGTAGGGGTACAGCAGATTGTGGAAGGCCGTCATCATGGCGTTGTATACGCTGCGCTCGGATATATCGCGGTTCTCGTAGTAGTGGCTGACAAAAAGCAGCACAGCCAGTCGAACCGGCTGTGCGATGGTGTCCGTCTCAAACGATACGCGGCAATAATCCTCGGCAACGGCCTGTCCCTGCCGGATGAGGGATTCCAGGTAGGCATCCTCGTCATCATCCTCGATGCGCAGATGGGCCTTGACCTCATCAACAGTAAGAATCAAGGCGCATCACCAGCCTCCGGCGCAGCCAGTACTCCGCTCTCCCGAAGCACTGCCAGAAGGTGATTGAAATCATCGCGCAGTCCGGCGGCGGTTGTGGCCTTGCTGTCCGGGACGCTGGGCAGCGGGGCCTTGTCCGGCATGTCCAGTAGGCCCTCGGCTCCCTCAACGGTTGCGCCCGGCAGGAAGGTGAGCTTGCCGCCGATGACCAGCTCATTCCCGCCGTGGGCAAAGTAGTTTCTCGTGGAAAAGTCACTCATACGGCGTCACCTCACACCTTCATCTGCAGGCACTTGACGGCCTCGGGCAGGATCAGCTTGCCGTCCACGCGCTCGGAGGACAGGAAGCCCACCTGACCATTGGGCGCGTACAGCTCATTCAGACGCTGAAAACGGCGGCCCTCACGATCTGCCACCCAGTAGTAGTTCATGTCGCCAAAGAGAATGGGCTTTGCGCCGGAGCCCAGAACCGGGACAAACGGCGAGGTGTACACCGGGCGGTTCAGGATGGTATCGGGCGTACCGGCGGTCACAGAGGGCTGCCAGATGTAGTCGCCGCTCCCGTTCTTCAGCTTGCGCAGCGCCTTCACAGTGCTGTCGTTCATGATGAACACGGCACTGCGGCGGTAAGGAGCACGAAGGGAGTAGAACAGGTCCATCACATCATCGAAAGTGACGGCAGTCGCACTGCCGGTGGTGATGCCGACCTGCGCACCATCCTTGTCATTCAGGATGCCGGTGGGCTTGCCCGCGCCATCGCCGATAAAGAACGCCTCCTCCTCGGCAGAACCGATACGGCGGGCGAACTCCTTAGCGATATAGGATGGCACATCGAACACGGAGTCGTGGAGCAGTTCGTCCGACACCTTGATGGTCGTGGCCAGCTTGAACGCGCTGATAGAAATCTGGCCGAAGGTGTCATCGCTCTCGGGATAGGCGGCGTTCTCGTCAATCCAGGCCGCGGTGCCGTGAGAGCGGACCACGGGAATCTTGCGGTCGCCGGAGCTGGTGGAAATGACATGCGCCAGCTGACGGAAGATGTTCTGCTCCTGCAGCGCATCAATCAGCTGGCGCTCATATTCATCGGGGACCAAATAGCCGCCATGGTCGTCCTCACCGATCTTCAGCACGTTGTAGACCTCGTGCGGCACGGACTTGTCGCGCATCGCGTGCCAGAAGGCGTTCTTGTACTCATCGGACGCGGAGCCGGTCTTGCGGGGCCTATCCTCCGGAGAGAGGGGCTTGTCCACCAGCGGGCGGCTGGTCGGTCGGTCAAACTCCAGGTCAAGTGCTTCCTGACGCTCCAGCCGCTCGATTTCCTTGCCCATCCGGACAACATCGGCTTCCATCTTCTCATAGGTGGCGGTGTCCTCGGCGGACAGGGTACCATTGGCATCCTTGCGGGACTCCACAAACGCCTTGGTGGCATCCCACAGCTTCGCGCGCTTTTCGCGCATGGAAAGAATCTCGTTCATACGATAACCTCCTCAGTAGGTGTATTTCAGGCGATCCAGCCTGCCCTGCAGGTCGGATGCGCTGGTACGGAGTTCAGTAGGAACCGCCTGCAGGGCTTCATTTCGCACAGAGCGGCGCATGGGCTTGTGCCTGTCCACCCAGCTCTGGTACTTAGCTTTCGCGTCCTCGGGATCAACCCGATGCTCAATGGCGGCATTGGTGACACCGGCGGCAGGCTCCGTCATGACAGCGTCGATGAAGCCCTCCTGCAGGGCGGCGTTGGCATCCATCCATGTGGTCGCACGCATCATGGCGGCCACATCGTCCCGGCTGTGCCAGGTACGCTGGCAGTACATGTTGATGATGCTGTTTTTGCAGGCCCGGAGAATACCCATCGCCTGCTCAAGATCGGCCTCATTGCCATAGGCACCCATGATGGGGTCATGGCACATGAACAGACTGCCGGGCGTCATTTCCAGGCGATTGGCGGCCATCGCCAGAACGGTTGCCGCGGAGGCGGCGGTGCCGGAAACGATGATGTGGACATTGCCCGGATATGCCTTCAGCTCGTCATACATCTGCGTCGCCGCGTTGCAGGAGCCGCCATAGCTGTTCAGAATGATGCGCACATCCTCACCGGGCTGTGCGTCCTTAGGATACAGCTCATCGTGGAGACTGGCCGGGGTGATCTCATCACCGTACCAAATTTCATCGTCGATGTAGCCGTTCAGGTGAATCTCTCTCAAGCGGAATCATCCTCCTTCTGTTCCTGGGGCTGGTCTGTCTGCGTCGGTTCCCCGGCAGCAGGGTCAATAGCCGTTACTGCCTTGACTACCTGCGTCAGGCCGCACACATTGACGGGGATCATGTTGCCGTTGACCAGATACACATTGCCGCCGTCATCATCGGAGAGCGGGTTCAGGTTTTCCAGCTCACGGATGTCATTGGCACTCATCCAGCCGTTCTGGCGGGCAATCGCGTAGCCTTCCATGCGGGATTTGTAATCACCGCGCATGAGACCGTCCAGATTGAACTGCACATAAAAGCGCCCCTTCTCGGAATCCGAGAAAAGAGCGCGGTTCATAGCCTGTTCGATTCGTACCAGCCACGGTCGTATCGTGTGTACGGCGAAGCTGATGGACTGATGCTCGATGTTGGAGAAGGTGGCGCGGTCAAGATCGCCGATCATGTGCGGCGGCACACGGAAGATCCTGCAGATCTCGCTGACCTGAAACTTGCGGGTTTCGAGGAATTGTGCCTCATTATTGGGCATGGTCAGCGGCTCAAAGTGCATGTTTTCTTCCAAAACCGCGACCTTACCGGCGTTTGTGGAGCCGGTAAACGCTGCGTTCCAGCTGGCACGGAGCGCTGACGGGTCCTTGACCGTGTTCGGGTGAACCAGTATGCCCGAGGGCCGAGCACCATTGGAGAAGAACTTGCTGCCGTATTCCTCGGCGGCAATACCGAGGCCAATCGCACTCTTTTCCAGCGCAATCGGGCTGTATCCGACTACACCGTCAAAGCCGAGACCGGGAATGTGAAGCACATTCTCCGGCTTGAGGGCAAAGGACTGTCCTTCGCTGGTGGTATAGGTGTAGGTCAGGTTGCCGCGGCTGTCACGATCGACCTCCATGCGATCCGGTATCAGCGGATAAATGCTGTCGATGTGATTGCGGCCCGTCCGGATGATCTGACAGTAAGAATTTCCCCACAGCAGCAGGTGCGAAAGCATGGTCTCGCGCCAGATGAAGGAGGTCATTTCCTCATTGGGCTCGTCATGGAGCAGATGATACAACGGATGCTCCGTGGCCTTTCGGCTGCCATTGTCGGTGATCTCATACACATGCACAGGCAGGCTGGCGATGGTTTCGGCTATCACGCGGACACAGGCATACACAGCAGAAACCTGCACTGCCGAGGATGGTGTGACAGATTTGCCGGAGGAACTGGTACCGAAGTAAAATGACGGTGCGGAGCTGATAGCGTCACGGGGCTTATCTCGCGCCCTGAAGAGGCCTGAAAACGGATTTTTCATCGTGCCCTCCTATCTTTTAACAGGATTTTGTGGTATCATTAGCATATCTATTGCTTATGAGGGGGTGAATGCATGGATAACGGTGATAAGAAGCCTCGAAACGAGATTATCAAAGTGGGTCCGGCAGATGACAGAAACCTTCCTGCAACCACCCGAGATAAGATTGCGAAAGGCCTTGCAAATATCAATGACGCGAATATTTCCAAAGCGTTGACTGCTATCTTCAGCAAGGCAGAAATAACCGCTGATGCTGTGAAGTATATTCAACGCGGAACCATCTATCTGGCAGAGGTTCCAAAGAAGCTTCAAGCCGATTTCACTGCTGGCCGCCTGAAATTCATGGAGAAGTCCAGCGGCGAGATGGTCGGAGAAATCGTAGGTCTGAACAACTTCGGAAATAAAGGCCACGTCATCATTAAGGAAGCCGGAATGCTTCATAGTGACATACCGCATGACCTCACCACCATCGCAATGCAGCAGCAGCTGGCACAGATGGCCGCGGTACTGGATGAAGTCCGCTCACGCGTGGTCGAACTCCAGAAAACATACGATGAAAGCCTTCTTGGCGAACTGCGCGGCATGAGAGATCAGCTTGCGCAAGTGCAGAATGTTGATGATCTCGAAAACCAGCGAGATTTGATTAAGGGAGCAATTACTCAGCTCAACCTCACGCGAGGAAAAATAACGCAACGATTGATTGCTGAGATGCATAAGATGCCTGATGTGCCTGAAGCAACATGGAGAAGCCTCTTCCGTTCCTTCTTCAACAAGGATTTCAAGGATAATGTCGAATCAGGATATGAAAAGATTCAGGAGCTGTTCGGATACTACCTTACTTCCTCTGAATTGCTTGCTTATGCATATGCGCTTCTTGGTGAGTCGCGCACATATGAAGATATCTTCACTCCGGACAGCGAGCTGCTAAAGGAAAGCAGTCTTGCCAACCTTATCAGGAGCGAGAAAGTCCTCGGTATTTGCGAAGAACGATGGTATAGCGCACCGAGCAAGTATCTTGGGCGTGTTAAAACCGAAGCAAAGCAGATCTTTCTATCAAAACCTGATACGATAATGATTGAAGTCACTGGCGAACAGATCATGGAGGCGATTGAGAATGTCGAACAAGGAACAGAAGAAAGCTAAGGTCGTAAAGTTCCTGCATACGGCAGCAGATAAATCAGGCAAGTTCGTGCGCAAGGCTGTTCCGTGGATTGGTGGAGCGGCGCTCACACTCATTGTTACCGTGGCTACTGGTGGCAAGAACAATTCGAATAAGGCATAATCGTAGGGCAGTCTCTTCGGGGACTGCTTTTTTATTCGATATCCTGCACAGTCACGATGGCACCCTGAATCGTAAGACAGCTGCCTTCCCAGTCATAGACCACCGTATCACCATCCATGCGGATGATGCCGATGAAACCGTCATAGGTTTCCAGCAGCTCGCCGGTCTGAGAGTAAACATTCATGATGCGCTCACAACCGGTATCGTGGACCACAATGTTGCTGCCAGCAGAGATGTAGTAGCAGATCATCGTGGACAGGAACGCTATAGCACAGATGATCAGGAGCGTGGAAAGAACACTCTTCGCAACGATCAGGACCTTTTTCCAGTTGATTTTCATGGTAATGACCTCCTCATTATTCGCCGCCGCCGGTTTTTCGGTCGTGGCATGATTTACAGAGCGGCTGCCAGTTGCGTTCATCCCAGAACAGACGCGGATTGCCTCTGTGCGGAATAATGTGGTCAACCACGGTTGCCGGTTCCAGTCTGTCTTTTTTCATGCAGGCGGCGCAGAGCGGATTGTTTTGCAGATACCGTCTGCGGGCCACCTGCCATTTGTGGTCATACCCACGGAAGGCAGCACTTCCGCGCTGGGCATCGGAAGAGAATTCCGGCGCGTGTGTCGGGCAGTATACCTGTCCGGGCTTGCAGAAACCGGGACATCCCGGGTGTCTGCAGGGTCTCATGGGCGTGTGTGGCATGGTTTCACCTCACAGAATGATCAGACCGCGGTGATTATAGATGGAATCGCCGCCGTTCAGGTTCTTCATCGCACGGTCAAGGCCCATGACAAGCGCCACAGCGCCGTCGACCTTCTCTGTGGATTTCTCCTTATCGATTTTGATGTTGCCTGCTGGATCTGTGCGCACGAACACATTGTCCATGTTCCAGCGCAGCACCGGATGTCCGCCGTGGACGATCTTCCTTTCCAGCACCAGCCGCATCAGCTCCTTGGTTGGAGCAGACATATCGCGGAAACCCTGACCGAATGGCACCATCGTAAAGCCGTCATCCTGCAGCGTCTGCACCATCATGCTGGCGTTCCAACGGTCATAGGCGATCTCGCGGATGTTGTAGCGTTCATTCAGCTGAAGGATGAACTGTTCAATGTAGCGGTAATCGACCACGTTACCCTCGGTGGTCTGGATAAAACCTTGCTTTTCCCATGTGTCATACACCACATGATCGCGGCGCACACGCAGGTCAAGGGTCTCATCCGGCACCCAAAAGAACGGAAGCACCATGTATGGCTCATCTTCATCGGTCGGCGGGAATACCAGCACGAAGGCCGTAAGGTCACTGGTAGAGGACAGGTCCATGCCCGCATAGCATGGACGCCCTTCCAGCAGCCGCGGTGAAACGCGCCCGGCGCAGGCATCCCACTTATCCATGGGCATCCAGCGGATGGACTGCTTGACCCACTGGTTGAGGCGCAGCTGCCGGAAGGAGTTCTCCTCGCCGGGATTCTGCCGGGCGCTGTCACAGGCGGTCTGCACCTTGGAGATGTCGATGGTGTACCCGAGGGACGGGTTCGCCTTCTTCCACACCTCCGGGTCAGTCCAGTCCTCACTGATGTCCGCGCCGAAAATGACCGGATAGAAGGATGGATCGTTGATCGTGCCGTTCAGCACGCCCAGTGCCTTTTGGTGCAGCTCATAGCAGATGCTGTTCGTGTCGGTGCCCGCCGTGGTGATCAGGAAGTACAGCGGCTGCTCACGAGCGTCGCCGGAGCCCTTGGTCAGCACATCGTACAGCTTGCGGTCAGGCTGCACATGAACCTCATCCAGCACCAGCCCGCTCACGTTCAGGCCATGCTTGGTGCCGACCTCCGCCGACAGCACCTGATAGAAGCCGTTGTTGGCGTGGTTGATGATGCGCTTGTTGGCTCCCAGTATCTTGCTGCGCTTGAGCAGCGCCGGGGTCATCTTCACCATCTGCGCGGCTACATCGAACACGATGGAGGCCTGCTGCCGGTCAGCCGCCGCACCATACACCTCGGCAGAGGGCTCGCCATCGCCAAAGAGAAGGTACAGAGCCACGGCGGCAGCCAGCTCACTCTTTCCGTTCTTCTTGGGTATCTCGATGTAGGCAGTGGTGAACTGGCGTTTCCCGTTGGGCTTGAGCGTACCGAAGATGTCCCGGATGATCTGTTCCTGCCATGGCAGCAGGTCAAAGGGCTTTCCGGCCCAGCGGCCCTTGGTATGGCACAGGCAGCCGATGAAGTTGACCACATAGTCCGCAGTGGCCTCGTCATAGTGTGAGGTTTCCAGCATGAACTTCGTCGGCTGGTATGCCGGTTTCTTTTGCCGCAAGCCTCATCACCTTCCTTACTGCCGCTTCCGGCCCTTTTGTTCATCGTGAACTGTGCCGTCCCTGATGCCCAGGTCGGCTTCGGTCATTTGGTATACGTCATTGCAGTGGAGCTTCTGCCCGCCGCGCAAAACATAGATGTCCTCGGTACTCTGTCTGGCGGCGGCATACCGGCGCACAATGGCGGAGGCGTATTTCGGGTCAAGCTCCATCAGGCAGGCAGTTCTGTCCATCTGATCCGCGGCAATCAGCGTGCTGCCGCTGCCGCCGAACAGATCCAGCACCAGCCCGTTGACCTGCGAGGACATCTGCAGGGGGTACGCGATCAGCGGGAGCGGCTTGCTGGTGGGATGAAGTTTGGACTTGGTGGGCCTGTCGAACTCCCACACGGTCGTCTGCTTCCGGTCACCGTAGAATTTGTGCTTCGCGGTATCCTTGAAGGCGTAGATGACCGGCTCGTGCCGCATCTGGAAGTCCATCCTGCCGATAACCAGCGCGTTCTTGACCCAGATGCACGTGGTGGAATAGTGGAAACCGGCATTCACGGTGGCATTGAAGAAGTTGACCTTCTCCGCGTCGGAATGGAAGATGTAAATTGCCGCACCGTCCGCCAGCGCAGCATACGCATTGCGGAAGGCATCGAGCAGGAAATTGTAGAAGGCTTCGGCATCCGACCAGCTGTCATTCATGATGGTCATGCCGGTGCCGCCCTTGTAGGCGCAATTGTACGGCGGGTCTGTGATGCACAGATTCGCCTTTTTGCCGTCCATCAGCAGAGATACATCTTCGCTTCTGGTGGAATCGCCGCACATCAGCCGATGATTACCCAGCAGCCAGATGTCTCCCTGTTCCACAAATGCCTCGGCCTCAAGCGCGGCCTCCTCATCGAAGTCATCTTCCTGAACCTCGTCCTCATCCTTTGCGAACAGGTCAACGATCTCCGTGTCCTCAAAGCCGGTCAAGGATACGTCGAAATCCATCCCCTGCAGAGCTTCGATCTCAACCCGCAGCATTTCCTCATCCCAGCCTGCGTCCTGTGCATAGCGGTTGTCTGCCAGGATGTAGGCCTTTTTTTGCGCCTCGGTGAGATGATCTACCAGCACACAGGGCACCTCGGTGAAGCCTTCCTCCTTGGCGGCCATCAGCCTGCCGTGACCGGCGATCACGCCATAGTCCCTGTCGATGATGACCGGATTGATGAAGCCGAACTCCCGCAGAGAGGATCGCAGCTTCACGATCTGATCCGCCGAATGGGTACGGGCGTTGTTGACATACGGAACCAGTTTGTCGATAGGAACCAGCCGCATGTCCGTGGTAGTGGTTTTGCTCATGGCTTATCCTTTCCGGGCGTTCAGAAGACGCTCCATCAAATCATCATTGGGGCTTGCGCCGCCATAATCGACGGAGCAGTTTTCCTTTACAACCTGATAAATCTGGTACCACAGCTGGTTGATCTGCTTGAGGTACTGCTGAGCCATAGAAACGAAGGGAGAAGCAATCGCTCCGCCCGTCGTGGGATGCTTGGCCAGAAAGCCGTATTCGGAAATGGCCTGTTCACACTGTATCCAGCGGGCAACACTCATGGCGTATTGGTCAATGAGCTGTCTCGATACCAGCTTCTCGCACTTGCGCTGCTTCAGCCATTCATAGGTCTCGCGGTACACGTCCTCCGCGCAGAGGGCGTGGCCGTCTTTTTGTTTTTCCAGCATGTATTCACGCACGGGCGGCATGTCCAGCCCTTCCATCTCAGGCGGCTCGGGCAGGACAGTCGCGTTTCGCAGTCTGCCGGTGGTGATTTTGTCGGCCAGGGCATTGTTCTTTCGCCCGGAGCCGACACGCTGTCCACCCCGGGCAGTGCCATCCTTGGCCATCTGCCTCACCATCCTTTCCGGGCGGGGTTAATCCCCTGTTTGATTGTGGCTTTTTCTGCGTGAGAGGGGGCCGCGGTCTCCAGCCGGTCGCGCCCAGAGATTGAGCCCCCCCTGGGGGTACACCCCGCGGGCTGGGCCAGCCGGGCGGCCTTCGCGGGACCAGCCGGGTGGGTGTGCGCGGGCGGGGGCCTGCCGGGCGGCGCGGCACACTCCCGGGGCGCGGC